ACACATGCCCCATTGGTACCCACCCCTCTGCCTCGTTTGCGGTATGCTCTGGCCTAACTTTATCATCCTCAGAGGTCATCCATTTCTCTTCCATCGTTACACCGTCATCTTCAAGGGACCGGGCGAATAGTTCATTGCCTTTCTCATACGATTTCCCGGTTTCGTAGACGGCGATCCGCTGCGCACGGCCCCGGCTGATCGGGCCATCATAGAGTTTCTGGATCTCCCGTGCAGTCTGTGAATATGACCAGCCTTCATCAAGAGCGGTGCCGATAACCCGTTTGACGCTATCCCCCGTTGTGCGATTAATACCCTTGATATAGTCCACAGATCCCCCGGTAGACTTGAAGTATTGCAAAGATCGGGGATTGGCCAGGTTGAACGTAGTACCGGCTTTCTTTGAAGGATCGAACGGCAACAGTTTTTTGAGCTGATCGGCACCGGCTGATACCCCATCAACTTCAGCGTTGAACACTACCTTCTGCAAGTCTCCGATTGTCTCATCCGATACGGTATCCCAGATGCGGTCGAACTGCGCGAGGGTGAGTTGTGTTGTATCTTCGGTCAGACGGCGGTACGATTCCGTGAATAGGTACTTCTCTTTTGCCAGGGCATCCAGAACGGCCCTCTTCTGGCTACGGAAAAACGCGGCGATCTTGGCCCGGTGCTTCCGGGCGAGCCGGTCTTTAGCCCGTTGCTTGAGCGTGCCGATTGCTGCGAACTGGAGACGGGCAGCGGCTTCTGCGAGGGTCATCTACAACCTATTGTGATTGGCGGTATGGTTATCTCAAATTCGTCCGTTTCTGGGATGTATTTGGCTGATGGGGCCGTACGCTCCCCCACATCACAAAGGCGCCTATCCCCGTCGTACGCAGGACATCTTTTCCCGGTGCATCTAATAGAGAGACCAGTTGCAGCACTGATTACCGGACAAACCATTTCCCCGATAAGAACTTTCATAATCACACCGCATTTTGTTTCTTTGCCGCTTCATTCATCGCTTGTGTCAGTTCCCGCGCTGCTGTCGCTACATTGCCGAGATCGGTATCAGTGGTGACAGGTTCTTCCGGCGATGTCGTGCCCTCATCCAGCGCCGCACCCATCGCCTCAACCTCCTCCTCTTTCGGGAGTTTCCATTCCAGCGCCTCATACCCGGCCTTGATGTAATCCTTGCCTTTCATCGCGCCGGTCCACTGGCCGTTACTCCATGCGAAGGCGTTGACATTGGAGACATATTGCTGCATATTATCCCGGATTGGGGAGAACGATACTTCAAACTCGTTGCTTTCCAGTGCGAACGTGAAGATATCAGTAAGGGCATCTTTCCATCCGGTCTGCCGCTCCTCGATCATGGTGATGAACACCGGGGAAATCTCCTTTGCTGTTGCGAGGTTGCCGGTGGATGGATCCATCGTAAGGTAGGTTTCTGGTACACCGGTTGCGGCGCATACCTGCATGAGTGATGCCCTTGCGCCTTCGATCCCTATGATGTTACCTGACCCGGCGCTGATGGTCTTTAACTCGTTGCCCTCAGTAGCCACCACCATCGATCCTACCGGGTTACTCTGTAACGGGTTCCCCATGTTTGCGGTATCGCCCCGGAACTGCGTAGCGATCTTTGACGATTGACTGGCAGTGCCCTTTGTGGTCATCATGTGACTGTATTTCCGGTACGCTGATGCGATCGCGTGGAAATCCTCAATGAACTTCTCATGCGGTTTCGCCCACCGGCACGCGGCTACGAACTCATTGAGCGCGAACTTGGCTTTCAGCGGTTTGCGGGCGGAAATGTGGTATACCACGACGGAGCGATCAACATCGTACTCGGTGCCTCTGAACTTCAGTTTGGTTTTGTCTGCCGGGATCTCTTCAGGAAGTACGAACATTGAAGGATACGCTACCCGGCGCTCTTTCCCCGCATCATCCCGCCATTGTCTGATGTAGAACAGGGGCCGGGCTGCATCTTCCGGATCAGTCATAATATCGGCAATCTCGCTGTTGCTCCACGCACGGAGCCCGACCGGATCCTTGTCCTTCCATATCGCAATGAACACGTTGCCAGACTTGAGCAGTTCCAGGTCAATCTCGATCATTCCCTTGTGCGTGAAGAACGCGGTGCGGTTGATCGGGTCGGCTTGGATCGCCTTGATCTGGGCGCTGATATCGCTTTCCGCATCGGTTGGCGTGACGGAATACCCCATTGCGAACGTGAACTGGGTTTTGACGTTGGCGGCCCTGTTGATCAGCGGGTTGAACACGTACATGAAATTGGTGATATCCGCGTACATGTCGATCGTTGCCTTGGTCATGTACCGGAACTGATCGGAGTTCGCCCCGCTGACCCTCATCCAGAGATAATCACGGTCAACACGGTTCGCCCAATCCAGATCCGCCCATCCTTCAGATGCCTTTTCGGCACCGGTGCCCCGCTCTTCCAGTTCCAGCATGAGGTTGTTTGACCGTGCGACTAGATCCTCATACATCTTGAGGAATTGCCCTTGATCTGATACGCCGGTTTCCTGTATTGGATGTTTGCGGCTCATTCCACCCACACCCCGCCCTCAAAATGTCCTTGCCTGGTCATTGCGACATACGTCTCCTTTTTCGGCTGAGGCAGTGGCCGCGCTTCTGCCATCCTGCATCTGCCGGTCTGGTCAATGGCAATCAGTTTCAGAGCGCAGGTGCGTTCCGGGTTGGCTTCGATGTTGAATCGGCACGTTGAGGAGGTGCACCCTATGATCGTCTCGCGGAAGTCAGCCACGGTCACACCCTCGAATCATTCAGGCACGTCCGGCAATCGCAGGTGTCCTGCTTTGCCATGAGCCATGTATACTTTGATTTCGTCATCACGAGATGCACTTCCGTTTCCGTGCTCAGCTTCGCCGGGAGGTTGTCTATCAGCCTATTGACTACCCCGTCGTAATCATCGATCTTCATGATCCCTTTCAGCGCGTCAAGTCTGGATTTAGTCAGCCCCTTAAGTTTGATGGTTGTCGGAGAGACTGTCTCTTGCGTGGAAATAATCGGCGTCTCTCTTTTGCAGTACTGTTTGCACGGGAGGGGGCCGGTTCTAACCTCTTTTGGAACGCCCTTTGTACACATTGCAAATTCATGAGTTCCATTGTACGGCTCTTCGTTACAGCAGGATAGGCAATGTGCGTGCCATTCCTTCGATACCGGGGCTGTGGGTTGTGCTGCTGGCTGTACCTGTTTTCCGTTCTGCTGGTTGTTTTTGCTCATGTCAAATCTCCTCAATCTGTGTCCGGATAAACGAAATATCCGAGACATTTTGCCCGGATTGTTCGATCATCGCCGCTGTAACGTCGTTAAATTTCCGTGTCATCGTTGATCACATACACTTGCTGCTCTGGCTTCTGTTCCTCTACGGGATGGATACCATCAACATATGCAACAATATATCTCATCGGGTCCATTCCGTGATCGTTCTCCTTGAGTGGCGCTTCTTTGTTCGGCTTGCTATCCTTTGTTGGAATCCAGATATAAGATTCTATCTCCTGCTCGGTGCAGACGGGCTTTTTGTCATTCAGGAGAATGGGATCCGCTTCTACCAGTGCACCGGCCATAATGAATATCCGGGGTTTCCCGTCGCCTGATTTTCTCATGCGTCCCTGGACTGCCTGAATGCCAAGAGAGACCGCTTTCATCGCGGCTTGGGTTGGAATGCCGTATCTCTCAAGGGTGGCCCGGTCCTCCGCATCGTGATCGGCGATAGTGGCACGTATAGACTCCCCTTGAGTGAGCCGGTTGATCTGCCGGGCAAAATCCTCTACCAGCCGGTGCGTCATGTAGATTTCTCGATACAAGTATAACCGGCCGTCCGGGTCCATCGCCCACCACTGACAGACGAATGGGTTTGTATACCCAAAATCAATAGCCCGGAATCTTACCCATTCTGCCGGGATGGGAAACGAGTTGATAACGTGGACTTCCCGATCAAAGTCCTCGTAGATCACGCCTTCTGCTGCCGCCCATTTCCCGAGCCGTAACCGGAGATACCGGACGCCCGTAAGGTTATCAAGCACCGTTAAGGATCGCTTGCCCTGTTCGGTGATCTGATGGGTGACGGGATCGTAAAGTGTGGGGTTATCTTCGTGCCTGGATTCGATGAACTTCAACCTGCCCTTTTCAGCCCTGGCCCGGATCCAGTGGGTCGGGGCGCCCGGGTTGCAGTCTGCGAGCACTTGGGCATATGGCATGTTTCCCGCCCGGCCGGTGGTACGGGTGGTGATGATCTCCCAGTCATTGAGAGTGAGCTCTTCGGCCTGATTGATGTAAACGACATCCCATTCAGAAGAGAGGACCTTATCCGGGACATCCATACCGCCGAGGTAGATGTGGCTGCCGTTCGGGTACTGGTAACCCTCAACATGCTCACCCCCCAATTTAATAACCGGGCTTTTCCGCTGATCAAATTTGCCCTCTTTCGTATCCCATGCTCCGAGCACCTTTCTTTCAAAGGTGAGCAGCACGGAGGTTTTCAAGCTCTTGTAAGTCTTACGGACGATGATCGCTTGTGCCCCAGGATATTTCCACATGAGAGCGTCCAGCTTCTCCAGTGCGGTGCGGGTTTTACCGGTCTCTGCCGGACCGCTGATGATTACTTCCGGTTCCTTATTTTTCCAGAGCGCCAGACCGCCCCCGTATGGTTGGAATCCCTGATTACTGCCTTTGGGAGATTCGACTATAATGTAAGGGGATTGCGGCACTGATTCACTCATAGATCGTCCATGCTCACGCCTTTGAGGATCTTCACGGTGAGTTTCCCTGACTCGCTCGGAGGTTTCTCTCCCTTGAACGCTCCAAGCACCTTACCCTTCAGTTCGATCTGCTTTTCCCTGCGTGCCAGACCCTTTAATGCGGTCTCGTGATCCGGAGGCACGTCAATCTCAACGATCCCCTCTTTCGTTTTGACCTTCTTTTTTGTGGTTGCCATCGCAGCGGTGATGATCGTTTCCGTGGTTGATTCTATCCTGTGGATTTCATTTAATAGATCATCAGCATCCAAGGCTTCCTGTGCCCCCGCTGCTTTGGCTATCTTCTCAGCTACGTGCCCGTTCTCAAGATGCCGTTTTAGTGCGCCGCGATCCACATCAAAAATGCGTGCAATTGCGCTAAAATTGGGTTTCTCACCGACGAGTGCTTTGTCTATCTCTTTGTGCTTCTTATGCGCACAAATTGAGCAGTTAAGGCCCACTCACAGCGCCCCCTTGAGAAAACAGAATGGCGGAAAATCGGGTCACTTATTGCATAATGGGAGATAGTTGTATAAAAAGAATATGGTTGCCTAGATGGATCGTACAATTATGCTGATGCAAAGTCTTTGATGATCAATCCCGGTTCCCCCTCTTGAAGCAGTTCAACGCAGGTTGATAATTTCGGGTTTAGCCATGCTGGTTTTCCCTCATTCCCGCATTCGCCATCCCATTGATTGTTGAGATCACCCACAACGAGATTCCTTGCATCTTGTTCCGTTTCTGCTCGCACCACAAACCCGAATGCCTTATCATACCACGGATCCCAGGGATTCTTGTCTTGGGGTAATTCTTCAACCGGTCGTAATAGCCATAATTTCATGATTTCATCGCCTCAATCGCGCTTGCAGAGATCCGGTAATGCCTGCCGAATAGGACCGCCTTGATCTTCCCGTTGCCGATCCATTCCCGGATAGTACGGTCCCGTACCTTCAGCGCAGCGGCTACTTCTGCCACGGTGTAATACTGCTCAAGGGTTGGGGGGGTCATCAATCCACCACGATACTATATCCGCCGTGCACACGCTTGCCGTACCATGGTGTACCCGGGCCCCACATCTGATCGCAATCCGCGTACATCTGTGCCCGTGTTGATGCGTAATCAGGACAGTTGCCACCGATGATATCACCGGTTACGGTGTAATACTGCTCCAGTGCCATTATGGCACCATAAACATAGTGCCAAATTTAGCCTCATGGCGTTTGCAGTACTCATCCATAAATTCCTGCTCTGTGCAGGGGGCAAGATCACTATGCACATCCTCACGCACGTCGTCGTCCATTACAGACACTGCGCAGTCGAAATCCGATTCTCGCTCAACAATATATCCCCTGTCGGTCATCACCGAGAGTTTTACCTGTCCCATCTTGTTACATCCTGTGCACCTTGCACACATACCTATACGCACTACAAGTATTTAAACGTATGTCTACGTGTGTAAACGCACATCAAAAAAGGGGAGATTTCTTTGGGCGGATCTTGACGTATGTTTGCAGATAATTAGTTGGGAGATCGTCCGGGTGAAACGATCCAAATAGTTTTTTTGTGTCGAAATAACGTTCCAATGTTT